GCCGCGGCGACCAAAAGATTAGCGAGTTTCAAGGTCTTCCTCCTATTTCTAATGTGGCGTTGCCCGGAAAGTATAGGAGAGCACCGATAAAATGTCATGTTTTTAAACGTATCGTTCATATTTGAACTAACGTGGCTGATGAAAAACTTGAAGCAATCTATCCTACATTTGCAAACACAGAAAAAATACGCTATAGTTTCGTTCTTTCCAGGCGGTTAGCTCAGTTGGTTAGAGCGCTACGTTGACATCGTAGAGGTCGCTGGTTCGAATCCAGTACTGCCTACCACCCTCTTCCTTTCCATGGTGCCCAATAGGCGGCCATGGCACTCAGAAACCCGCGAAAACTAATGCTTTGCGGGTTTTTTTATGCCCGCTTGGCATTCCATAACTGTCCATAATCTTCAATGCTGCCAAAAATCTTTGGGGTATATTTGGGGGCATGGGAAATGATTTTGGGGGCACACAGAGATGTCGCGTATTGTCACGCCACTGACGGACATGCAGTGCCGTATAAAGCGGAGGGGAAAAACAAGCTGTTTGACGGCGGGGGCTTATTTTTAGAATTAATGCCCAGCGGCACCAAGAAATGGCGCATGAAGTACGTACGGCCCAACGGAAAGGAAAACTGGCTCAGCTTCGGGGACTACCGGAATGGGTTGGACTCGCGTGAGACTTCGACCACGGAGAAGCCCGCCTTGATCTGGCCGGCGTACGCGTCCGAGTTGGCGCGGTCGGCCTGGGCCTCGCGCTCCGCTTCGTGCAGTTTGGCATTCAGCGCCTCGGCCACGTCAGCGTACTTGTCGTCGTCGGCGCCGACCTGCCAGTCGGTGCGCGTCTTGGCCTCCATGCCCAGCACGGCATTGACCGTGGGCGCAACGAAGTTCGTCGTGAGTTCGCCCAGGCCTTTCTCTTGGCGAGCGTCCAGCGCCTCGGACGTCAGTTGGTTGCCGTCGTAGTAGTCGGCGCACTTGTCCGCCTCGCGGCGCCACTGTGGCTGGTTGCGGATCTCATCGAGCCAGCGCTCGAGCTGCCCCACACCCAAAGATCCGGGCTCACCCGCTGCCAGGTCATCGGCACGCGCAACGTCGTCGGCGGCCGAGTCTGGATTGAGCAGTCGAGCGCCGGTCACTACAGTTGTCATGGGCAATTACCATCTATCGCGGTGGATCTTGAAATCCTCCCGCACGTTGTTCTTGGCGTAGCGCAGCGACATCACGCCGGCGCGGCTAGCATCGATAGCGTCGTCCATCTGTTTGACGATGACGCCGTCCTTTCGATGGTAGACGCGGTATTCCGCCAGCCAGTCTTCACAGTTGGAGAACACCTTGAATTGACCCTTGACCATGCGGTTGAGCATGATCTGGATGCCTGCCTCGACGCCATACGAACCATCTTCGAACTGGGCGCGCTCCGGAAGCATGTTCACGCCCTCTTCGCGGTACGTGTCCCGCATGGGCACGCCCGTATCTTTCTGGGTCTGCAGCGCATCGTGGGGCCACGCCGCGGGAATCCAGTCGCCGCGCGACTTGATCGCGCTGGCATGTACGGCCGGAATCTGCTTCCTGCGCTTGTAGACGTCGTACAGGTAGACGATGTCCGCGTCGCGGTTGTGCGCCAGCCACGTGCCGGCTGTCGGGTGGTCCCAGCCCAGGTCCAGGCCACATATCCGCGGCCAATCGTCCGGAATGGCAAAGGGGACCACGACGATCTCGGACTCAGGAATCGGGAACACCGCGCCAGAGCCCAGCACCGGCTTGCCGTAGGCGCGGGCCTCGCGTTCGTGCTCCGGGTAGGCGGCGACGATCGCGTCGGCCTGCTCCTTCGTGTAGTGCTTGGCGTCGTAGATCCCCATGTACGTGACATGGGTTCCGTCCGGCTTCTCGATCAAGAAGCGCATCACGGTCTGCGACATCCCCATGAGGGGGGTAAACGTGAGGTAAACCGGACCGAGCGTGGTATTGGTCCGGGTCAGCGCCTCCATGTAGATATCGATGGGCGGTTCTTCGTCCAGCCATACGAAATCCAGGGTCTCGACCTGGAACTTTTCGCGCCCCTGCTCATAGTTGCGAAAGCCCAGGACGGACTCGCCCGCCTGGACGTCTCCACCGCCACCGTGACGAATCACCGCCGATGAGAAGGCGTTCGGCGTGCCGGGCAGGCGCTTGATTTCCTTGATGGCGTCGCGGGGGACGGCAGCGGTGCCAAGCTCCGCATCCACACCGGGCCGCCCGAACAGGATGCGCTGCACACCGTCCCGGGTGGAAGCGCCTGACACGGAGGCGGCCCAGCCCACCGTCGGCTTCTTGAACTCTTTGCCCTCCCACCAGTCCGGGTACCGGCCGGTGAGATGCATTGCGGTCTCGGCCCCACCGGAGAAGGTCTTGCCCAGCTGGTTGCCGGCGCTGAACAGCCGTTCGCGGTGCTTTGCCCCTGCAGCGTGGAACTCGCGCTGCTTGTCGTAGGGCTTGTAGTACTGCAGGCGGCTGGTCCGCGCCCAGCGGGCGCGCTCCATGATCGCCTTGGCAAGTACCAGGCGGGGATTCTCCAGTTGGGACATCAGGGGACCGGGTCAGTGCACGGTCGCTTCGGGCGCCTCGAGCATCTTGGCCATGACAGCATCCACCGACACGCCCTCGAGCTCGGCCACCTCGCGGGCGGCCTCGATGATCTTGGCCTGCAGCTCGGCATCGCTGGCCTTCTCCAGGTCGCCCACCCGGATTTCCTTGCGGTCAATGAACATGCCCAGGTATTTGCCGATCAGCTCGACGTTGACGGTCTTGTTGGCCAGGCGTACGCAGAAGTTACCGCCACAGTTCCAGGACCAGCCGGAAATAGCGCGGCGGACCTTCTCGGGCAGCAGGCGGATGTCTTCGGGGCAGGAGATGGCGCGGTAGCCCTTTTCGGCTTTGTCGCCTTTGAGGATCAGGTCGGCTGGATCGTAGAACGCCATTACGGCCAGCTCGGACAGCACCTGGCGCTGGTCGACCATCACCTATTCCACCACCCCGGCGCGCAGCTCGGCCAAGCGGGCCATTACCGTCGGATGTGCCATCAGCTCCTGGGAGACGCGATGCATGCTCGCGGGCTTCATCTTCTCGGTGTTATAGGCCTCGCGGTACGCCTGGGAGGCGTTCCCGTGCTTCAGGACGGCCAGACAGAACTTCTCCCTCTTGATCGTCGGCTTACGTTTTTTCTCAGCCATGGGCGAACATCCTGGCCAAGCCCAGCAGCACGAGCGTCGTCATCGCCAATGCCGCAGATGCGGCCAGTAGAAACACTGTCGATTTTGCGGTGGAACGTCTCATGGTGGGGCCTGGAAAAGAGAAAGCGCGCCGATGCATGGCAAGGGCGCGCAATTGTTACTTGGTGTAATCTATCCCACCAACAGGGACAGCAATGGGAAAGGGAAAATGGACGAGTCGGGCAAGAGCCGTCGGAATCTCATGGTGGCGGCCGCGACATTTTCATTGATAGGAGTGTCCGGCGCAGCCAACATGAAGGTCTTTGGCGTAGACGTCTTACTTAGCGGCCACCGAGGCCTTCTGTTCTGGACAATCGGAGTCGTGGCATTGGGATACCTTATGGCCCGGTTCTGGGTTAGCAAAGATAACCGTGACGCCCGTTCCAACGCACGCTCTCTAGCGTTAAAGCTACAAGATCAGATTGTTCAGAGGCGCGTCGACCAGAACAGGAACGTATTTGACAATGGCCGGCTATACGAACTTCAAGAGGATGACTGGCAGGCGGAGCTTATCAGCATACGGTACCAATGGTCTTCCCATCGCCACGCATCAGAAGGGCATCTTGCAGATTTCTTTGCCAAAGATTGTCTGAATCCTCGACACCATTACTACGTAAAGCTACTGTCCGAAAATTTGATGGCTCCGTCGCCTCCGTGGGAACCAGCCGTACCCTCTCCAGATGTCGACTACACGCCTAGGAAATTTCAAGTATCTCTCAATCGCTTTGCCAGCTACTCGCTACGGCTCGAAGCACTGATTCACCATCCGGAGATCAAATGGAACCTTTTGGAACTCGTAACGCCGATCATACTGGGCGCGACTGCGATGGCGATCTGCCTGGGCCGAATAATGCTGATTCTGATCACGTGACGAAACGGCTTGGCATGCCCACTGGAAGGCGGCCGGCACCGGCAATGGCGCAAGGGGGGAACGCCGAAGGGGCCGGGTGCGGTTGGGAGGCTGACCGGCCGCCTACCGATGGGCACAGAACGCGAAAAACCCGCCGTTTTGAAGGGCGGGTTTTCTGTGAAGACACTTGTGGACAGTAGGCGAATTCTTCATATATTGTGAAAAACCAATGAATATGTCAATACCCGACTTCACGATCAATTCGGAATTTCTGAATACCGACATCATTATTATCGATCTGCTCAGTTCAAACGAAAACGAGGACCAGACTGGGAGAAAGATATATGAACTACTTTTGGATCTGAACAACGAATTTCATACGCGGCCAAAAAGAGTCCGCAGAGTCACACCAGCGAGTGCCTTGAAACTTCATCAGGTGCTTGCGCAGATTGCCACTGATTGCAAAGCAAATGCCCTGTATCCAATTCTCGATATCGAATGCCACGGCGGTTTAGACGGAGTGAAAATAGGCACGACAAGCGAGATCGTCTCGTGGAACGAATTGATGGCGCATTTCCGCAGCATCGCTTCCAACTCACATTTCCATTTTGGTGTTGTGATGGCATCATGCTTCGGAATTCATGCAATATCGCCGCTTGGCTTGGAGCATGAGACAGCACCCGCAGCCTTTCTAATCGGACCAGAGAAGGAGATTTTTTCCGGCCCCTTACTGGATGAGTTGAAACGCTTTTACAGGGTTCTATACACATCATCGAGTCTGCAAAAGGCGATTTCCGAAGCGCGCAGCTTTAAAGCGTTCCATGCGGAAAAGTTCCTCATTGAATGCATTGCGAGGCTCATTATCGATTACAAACGAGAGGGCTGCTACGACCGCGAACACCGCGAGCTTGTCTCTCGAAGCTATGAGGCAGAGGCATATATGCTCCTTCATGGCAGCGGCGTGCAGCCCGAATTCAAAGATGTCGAAGACTGGGCGCTGGCGGCCTATCGTGCTGCACAGCGCATGCCCCGGTCCAAACGGCGCACTCTTATCTAGTTGTCGCCGCAAACGCCATGAAGCAGGTGCTCAGCCCCAGCAAGCGCCAGTGCCTCCTGACCTTCAACACCTTCGGTCCACTCCCCTCCCTTCTTGACCGCGCGCGTCCCCCTCAACCATCCAATGATCAATCCATTATGCTTTGTGACTGTATTGGGGTGGACACCGACCTTCGCCGCCAGCGTCTGCAGGTGAACCTTCTGACCGAAATAGCGCGCAACAAGCCCATCGCGTAGCGCTCTCATCGTCACCTGGCCGGTAAGCGCCTGAGTTGTAGCCGCGTCGGATATTTCGCGTACGGCCGCACGCGCCACGTATCCGTCCGGGCCGCGCGACATGCCCTTGCGACGTCCCCGCATGGTTGACGCCGGCGCTGTATTGCTTCAGCATCCAGCACGTCCCGTCTGAAGCGTTTTGCCCTCATGCAGCCCTCCCGCCTTCCTCCTTCTTCATTGGCCGCCCGCATCGCACGGGT